AAATCTCATGTGCTAACCTTTCTGGGTCTTTCTTTATCCACTCAAACAGGTTTACCACATTTCCATCTAAATCATTTACTGTTTCAATGTTGCTTCTGGGCTTGTTGAACAGTACTGCACCGCTGCCAAAGAATGCTTCAAGGTAGCTGTGATGTTCGGGGAAAAAACTGATAATCCATTCTGCTATGCTCCACTTACTCCCCGGATATTTCATTATTGCTTTCATTTTTCCTAAGAAGCCTGTGTACACGTTACCCCTGCAGGAGGCCGGCTCCTTTCCTCTATTTCATTGCATCTGTCCTAACGGTAATTCTATCTGCACCGCAGGAATGTCTTCCCACTCCACGCCTATATAATCCAGTACCCTTCCCCATCCGTACTTTTCTCCGGTATCCGGGTCAGTACAACATTTGTACATGTAAAACTCCCACTCTTTGGGATTGCGTTCACGAAGCTTATCAAATCGGTGTGGTCGTTCTTCCATATGGATGCCAAAGCCGCACATACTGCATCCGGTTCTATTTGCCCCCGTAGTACGAAGATTTCCATTGTAATCTGATACAATCTCGCCATATATCTCCGGTATGATTGTATCAACAGGCTCGTACGGAATAACATTTCCATCTTTATCACAGCTGTAGTCCTGCTCATAATACAGCTTCTCAAATATGTACATGTGCTCTCGATACCACTGATCCATTTCCAGCGCCAACCGCAGAATGTCATTCCGCAGATAAGGCGCAAACGGAGCTGATCTCATGACCGTCTTTCCGTAATAATTGCATCCATGATCTGTAAGCGCTTCCTCACGCTGTCCGCCCTCTGATGCCATCATACCGAGAAATGGAAAACTCTTATGTTCCCTCGCCCAGTCATCACAAGGTTTCTCTTTCAACCAGTAACAGCAATCATTTGATACCTTAAAATTTGGGATCTGATAATGTACACCCTCATTTTCATTTTCATAACCACCGAACAACTTCAACCACTTCTGCGGTAACTTCATCCGGCTGTTTTTCTGGAAATGTCCAAGTTCTCCACACTCGCCAGTTATGATTGCATGGCGAACGGTCTTATTCTTTTCACTTGGATTCTGCAAGAGTGATATCTTTCCCGCTATCCTTTTACTGATTACTGGAAAGCCTACCTCATTGAGTACCTCCACCTTGGTCTTATATGATTTCAGGATTGTAATTCCAAGCGCCTTGTGAACCCTCTGTATACTCTTATCTTCCAGTCCGGATACAGATATTGCCGGAACATCAATTCCTATGGATTTTAAGAATACATGCAAAGTTATGCTGTCTAACCCACCTACAGATACATGCGCATGAAAGCCTCTTTTGTCCATCTGCTCTATAAATTCATTTGCCCGCATCTCTGAACGCTTTTTCTTTACTTCATATGGCAGACTCTGCATTGCAACCATTCGTGCACGTGCTTCCCTTTTCTGTTTCTTCCATTCCTCCAGCCCTTCATCTGGTGTTGGAATATCTTCTGTTTCATCTCCATCCAAAAAATCTAATATTTCCTGCATTTTTTTTGAAAGGAACCCAGTGCACTTTTTTATCCGGATAGGTCCCGGCTCCTTTCCACCACGTTTTTATCATGGTCTATTTCTTTGTCAGTGGGATGTTCAAATCTGCGCCCGAACTCCTAAGTAGCTGGACTACCATGTTCCACTTCTTATCAAATTTGTTTATATATTCTGTGGTAAATTCTGCGCCTTTCTCAAACTTGATTTCCCTTATTGTTTTAGATTTCAAATTTTCAACTCCTGTTCTACCAACTTATCCATTTCATAACACAGTTTAATGCAGTTGCCTTTTAATGCGTGTGCCTTCCATGACTGGTAACTCTGGTTGAACTTTTCCATGCTGATTTTTCCTGTCATTACCTGTTTTGCCATCCTACGAATTTTTTTACGTTCTGCCCTTTTCTTATTCCCCGGCAGTTTTCGGATATATTTCCCGTCCTCGGTCACATAATGATGGAAGCCAAGAAATTTTATTCCATTCCTGAAAGGTACTATCTGGGTCTTACCGTTCAATTCCAGTTTAAGGCTTGCTGTCATACTCTTAATAAATTCCAAGCAATACTTAAGGTATTCTTTATCCTGATGAATTAAATAAAAATCATCCATATACCTTCCATACAGCCTTATTCCTAATTCGCCGGTTATCATATGATCCATACCATCAAGCATCAGCAACGCATATATTTGTGCGACCTGATTTCCCAGCGGCAGTCCCGGACTTTGGGTACTGTCTATAAATAAGTGGTTCAGCCATACTGCATATTTGTCTGGAAAATAATAATCCACTATATCTTTTACTGTCTCATGATCTATCCGGTAAAAAAACTTTGTGATATCACACTTTAAAATCCATCCATTTAAACCATGCTGCAAATAAAACGCAAGCATATGCTCCTTTAAACATTTCCTTCCAAAATCTGTACCTTTTCCGGCCTGTCCTGCATAATTAGTTTTTATAAACTGTGTCTTCAGTCTTGGATGAAGGATATTGTCACTAAAAACATGCTGCACCACCTTATCCTTAAATGAGCAGGACTCAATTAATCTTTCTTTGGGCTCATATATTCTGAACATATAATAAGGAGTCATACCGTAAGTCTGGTTTTCCAGCTGGCTTTTCAACTCATGAAGTCCTTCAAGTGCCATCACCTGAAACCTCGCACAACTTCCATTAAAACCCTTACCACTTTTGGCATCTTTAAATGCCTTATGCAGATTAGAAAAATCCGTAACAATATCCTTAACATCCATAACCAAAATTCCTTTGTGTTTACCGCTATGCGGAAGGCTGCATATCTTTTTGTATCTTTCCCTGATTTCGGCTTAATACCTACTCTGACTGTCTGTTTGATACAGAATGGGCGAACGCCATTGTTGTTGTTACTGTTGTTCCTGTTGATATTGCCCTGCGGCGAAACAACAACATATACGATATGCAGCCTAAATATTCAACGCTGCCTGTCCTTACTTCTCCATGCTATTGCCATGTGCTTAATATCACTGACCATCTTTGACCAGTATTCCATACTTTTATCATTGATAATGTTCAGCTTTTGTGACAGTTCAATGTAAAAAAGAAGCTCATCGCAATAGGTAACAGCTCTGGTCTGTAGTTCTGACCGTTCACGTTTATAGTCTTTGATATCCGTCCGGTTGGCTTCCATCAGGGCTTCATAGATGCTAAGACTTTTAATCTGCATCTTATCCACCAGCGAAAACCGATACTTTTTCGGATACCTGTTACAGTTTGATGTAATTCGCAAAGTATGTTCTGCCAGATCTTTTGCTTTTAAAATAACCCTTAATTCGGTATCTGCCATTTAATTATTCTCCGATTCAAAGATTGCAGAGGAAAAGATACAAAACGGGCGAACGCCATTGCTGTAGCTACCGTCGCTCCCGAAGATATAGCCCAGCGGCGAAACAACAACTACACTTGTCTTATAATCATTACAGGGTGTACTCCAAGGAGTAATCAGCCACCACCAGTAATCATCTGTGTTGGAAAGCATGGATCTGTATTTCCGGTATTCATCTACCGTAAGAAGAGATACCATGTCCTCACATCTTCCATATTCCGTCTGGCCATCCAGAGACAAGAGATTTCTTTCAAAAGGAATAACATTTCCCTTTCCAATTTCTGCCTCGATATTTTTAAGCAGTTCCCTATGCAGTTCGGCTCTTAATTTGGAAGTATTCCAATTACTGGAAGTTACGTCAAACTGCCTGTCACTTCCATACCGGTCTACAGTCTGGCAGTGATAGCCCTTATCACTTATTTCAAGTATTTTCCATGTAAGACCTGCCAGTGAAAAAGTATCTCCTACATTAAGTCCTTTTCTGAACCGGATCTGTTTTTCTTCTGCCAGCTTTTTTACCATCTTTTCAAGTTCCTCTACTCTTGTTTCAAGACTCTTTCCCATAGTTACGCCTCCTTCGATACAAAGATATTAGATTTTAAGATACAAAATGGGCGAACGCCATCGTTGCAGTTACTGCGGCTCCCGAGGATAAGGCCCAGCGGCGAAACAACAACAGCTCTGTATTTATATCCGCGCTCTTTCGTACTCCAAGGCGTACAAGCCCAATACCAGTCAGGCAACTCATTATTTACAAGCAGCGCATTAAATTCTCTTGCTTCATCAAATGTGACCGGCCTTGCTTTACAGGTGAGTGTTCCATAATCCTCCTGCATATCAACCGTGGTAAGAGAAACTTCATGTTCAACAATATTTTCTGCTCCAAAGTCCTCTTCAATCAAAGGAAGGATGTCCGTTTCAATTTTCCTTTTCAGGGAAGATTTCTTATAGTCTGAACTGTCAGCATCAAACTTCTCATTTTCTGCCATAAGATCAGCAGATATAACCATGGTCTGGCTCTGCTCCTGTTTAAGCACTATGTATTTTCTTCCTTCTTTCCCTGTAATAACTTCCCCCGGATTTATGCCAGAAAGCAAAACCTTGCCCTCCTTCTCCTTCTCCTCCATCATCTTTACAACCTCTTTTAATGCATCTAATTCTTTACTCATTTATTTTGTCCTACCTTTCTACTTTTCAATTCCAATTCGTCAATAAGCGCTAATGCTAATTTCCTTGCAAATTTAGAATTATATTTTTTATAAAAATTATCTGTATCTTTAACAACATCTTCCCAATAAGCATCATTATCCTCTGGGCTCCAGTACTTTTGGCATAATCCCCAGTAGTCCATGAACATCTGCCATTCCTCGGAACCCTTTGCAAATTTCACTTCTGCCATAACATCTCCTACTTAAACGGACAATCATCGTCTGCCGTCTTTGCCCACTCCTGCGCTTCTTTTATGCCTTCTCCGCTTTCCTCAAACTGCATCAGATCACCATTAAAGTTCAGTACTACCGTACCAGTATTTCCCTGACGCTGCTTTTCCACCTTACAGCCTTTTTTTGTCTTATCATCCTGCGATAAATTCCACATCAAGATAATTACACTGGCATCCTGTTCAATATCTCCTGCCTCCCTAAGTTCTGCCATTGTAGGTTCTTTGGTCTCTCTTGCCTCAGATGCTCTATTAAGCTGTGAAAGCGCAATAATCGGAATATTCAATTCCATAGCTAATGCCTTAATTGCCTTTGAAATAGCTCCCACCTCCGCATATCGATTACCACGATATTCCTTGTCCGTCTTAAGCAGTTGCAGGTAATCAATGATAATAATGTCATAGCCCATATGTCGGCTTTCTGAACGTATTTCACTGACTGCCTTGCTTCCGGTGGTAATAACAATATTGTCTTTCTTTTCCAATACATCATTCGCTTTATCAAATCGCTCTTTTTCGTCACCAAGAAATTTCTTTGCCCGCCGCAAACGAGTTAGTCCTATTCCACTCTGTGATACGACAAAACGCTCATACACCTGCTTTTCCTTCATTTCTAAGTTATAAAAGCCTACTCTCTTTCCATGCTCTGCAAGATTTGATGTGATTTGCGTAACCAGTGCCGATTTCCCAACACCCGGACGTGCACCGATCACAATCACATCCCCACCTTCAAGACCTCCAAGTAAGTCATCCAGTTTTGAAAGACCTATGTATGTTTTCTCTGCTTCATTGTCAACAAAATACTTGTCCTTATTTTCTCTAACAATTTCGGGCAGCGTCTTTGATGTTGCATTTTTCCCATCCTGAATTGCTTCCAGATCAGCAATGAGGCGACCAATTTGATTTTCGATACCATTAGGAGAAACTTTGACTGCGCTAAGAATATTATCAAGTTGCCTTGCTTTGTATTCGTTTACTATAACCTCGGCATAGCTTTTAATACTTGCACTGGTTATGGTATTTGTAGTGCAGTTCTTAATTTCATCTGCGATAAGGCACTCTGGAAAATGGTCACTGCTAAGTTTCTGCACAATAGCCACTGGATTTACATCATACCGATTATCATAACCTCGTTGAAATTCAAGGTAAATTCTCCCAAGCAGTTCCGAGGTAAACATATCAGCAGATAAAACATTATAGATATTATCAATGCAGTTTTTATCAATAAACAGAGAACCAATTACATTCTGCTCCGCTAAAAAGCTCATTTTCTATCCTCCAAATCCACATAATCAAGAAGCTGCCTGCCCATAAGTGTGTCAAAATTCTTCCAATACTGGTAATCGTCCTGTCCGGCCTCTTCCTGCTGCTGAATATATTTCTTAACTGCAAGATATATCTGCCGATTGGTCAAACGATATTTTTTCCCACCTACATCTTTACCTTTTCCAACCCATAGTTTGTAATTGGCAAATGCTACTGTTTTACCTTTCTTTTTAGGGTACAGTCCATAAATTATTTCAAAGTCTTTTTCAAGTTGTACTTCCTTCTCAAAATTGCTATCGTGCGGCTCTGGCGCACAATGGTTTTTATTTCCTTTACTTTCCTTTCCTTTACTTTGTTGATTTCTGCATACATTTTCTTCATTTCTGCATACATTTTTTTGAATTATGTTTGCATTCTTTGGAATTTTGGATGCACTTATTAAAAGGTAGCTTTTTTCTACCTCTATTTCTGTTCTTCGTTTGGCAGCTTCAAAATAGCGTTTCTGTATTCCGGCAGAAGTGAGGATACCGTACTTAAGAAGCATATTATTGTCAAATATTTCTCTTTTGATAGCTGCTTTTATCACTTCTGAAACAACATTGTCACCCTCTGGCAATCCGCAGGCTTTACGGGAGAACAGCAATGCCACCTCATCATTCCACTCACAATAATAACCAAACTCGCCATATATCTTCTGATATAGTTTAACTATTATCGCAAGCCCTCTTAATCCAAATTCTGCTTCAATCAATTCAATCTTATCTTCAAAGCTACAGGCTAAAGGAAAGTAGTCTAATCCACTCTTAGCCACTCCTATGCCTCCTGTTTTACATTTAATAAGGAAAGAATTCGTTCACCTGCTTCCGCATGTGTACAGAACTGAAATTCTACTCCATATTTTGCTTGCATTGTTCTGCAGCATTTTGCAAGCACAGCTCCTTTAGTTGCAGCAGGATATTTCTGCTTGCCATGCGTCCAAATAAATGCTCTTGAATTTTTCCATGAAGACAAATCATCAATGCTCCGTACAACCTTGTTATAAATAGTCTGCCTGTGATCAACATATCCTGCTTCATTCTCCACAAGGATAATCAGTTTTACATTGGCTTCCTGCGCCCGAATACATTCATCCCGAAATCGTTCATGGGATTTACCGCAAATATCACCGATAAGTTCCTGAATATCTTTTTTGGTGTCAATACAAATGCTCTGATCAGCCGGCAGCGTATAATCGCCAACATAGAGTTTTGTACGTCGTACTTCAATACCATGATCAGCAAAGTATTGATTTTTCATATCATGTTTTCCGGGTTGATTCCGGGTATCCTCTAACAGTATCATCCATCATCACCTACCCTTCTTATATATTCTCTATCATCTGCAAGATACTTTTCCCGGTCTCCCTGTTCCTTCAGCAATCTTTTCAGTTGACCAATGAATGGTTTATTATTCTTATCAGTAAAGAATGCTGCCAGTTTTTCCATTTCCAAGGCTCTATCCTTAGCTGTCCTGCGCTGTATTTGATTGTTATGTATCTTAGTAGCAATACGGTTACGCTCGCCTTTATCCTTTGCGAATTCCATATCATGTAGGTAATCAATATTCTTCTTATTGCATTTTTCAACTATCTGCTTACATTGAATATGCTCGCTGTTTGCATTCTCCAGGAATGAAAGAAACTCTTCGATTACCTCGGATGGTTTGTGTTGTTTCAAATCAATCCCCTCCTTAGTTGAAAGGTAATTCTTCATCAATGCCGTCAGGAATGTTCATGAAACCGCTGCTAGTATCCATGGACGATGCAGAATTATTGGAAGGACCGGAATTATGGGAAGCATTCTTACTTTCAGCAAATTCCTGTTCTTCTACCACAACATCAGTTGTATAGACCTTTGCACCGTCTTTATTGGTATAACTGCCGGTCTGAATACGTCCGATAATAGCTATCTTAGTTCCTTTTTGGAGATACTTTTCTGCAAATTCACCCAATTTACCGAATGCAATGCAGTTGATAAAATCTGCGTTAGACTCTCCTTCTCGCTTAAATCTTCTGTCTACTGCGAGCGTATATCTTGCTATAGCAGTCGGTTTGTCGCCTTGCGAATATCGCATCTCTGGATCTCTTGTCAAACGTCCTATAAGCATTACTTTGTTCATAATTACCTACTTTCTTTTTGTTTCAGGTCTCTTAATATCCACCCTGATAACATCCACAACACGATAAACAGATATCTTTCCTCCGTCGGCTGCTTTTAACTCCATTTTGGGTATCTCAGGATTTTTAACCAACGTTTCATATGCTTTGTTAATCCATTCCAAATAATCTCTTTCCATGAAGACTCCTTTCCTAAAATGGCACAAGGTTCAAATCGACCTCTAAGCCTTTTTCTGCTATATAACAGTCAGCACCATATTTAACTGTCTCTTTCGTCTTTTGTAGGAATTGTGCCGGTTCAGCATTGTTATCTGATAAATGTAATAGAACGACATTTCTTAATGCCGAATTATCATTAGTAGAAATAAAGTTTAGAGCTGTCTGTAGGCTCATATGGCCTCGCAAAATGTGTTCTCGGTTAACTGCTTCGCATTCAATCAAATCATCGCTGTAATTGGCTTCTACGAGAATGTGATTGAGATTTTTAAAGCGGTACTTTATATACTCGGTGTCGCTGGCATATAGCAATGTCCCAATATCGGGATGCTGGATGTAAAACCCATGGCATTCAACATCATGCACAAGCGGAAATGCCTTTATAAAGAAATTTCCAAATCGCTTATTCGGTGCAATAACCTCATATGGTTTATAAATAGGGCATACTCCTTTATACTGCTCTATGAAACCGCTATGGTCCTTATGGGAATGGCTCGCAACCACTCCCACAATCTTTCTCACATTAAAATTCAGAGCCTTTTTGACTTCCATAAATGGCAATCCAGCTTCCATTATTAAGGCTTCGGTACCAGTTTCTAAAATGTAACAATTACCAGAAGATGAAGAGCCTAAAACTTTAAGTATCAAAACAACACCTCGTTTTCATTTTGTTCAATATTTTTCTCTCCAATCTGCTTACATAGGATTGTGAGATACCAAAAATCCTTGCAACATCTTTTTGATTTCTCTGGGTACATCCAACCCCATATAGCATACAAATAATTCTGCGCTCTTTATCGCTAAGGCAAGCAATTGCTGCTCTGACCGTTAGTTTTACTTCCGAAGAATGTTCAAATTGGTGTTCGTCCGCAATAATATCACCATACTGACAACCATCCACTTCATAATTTTTTAGTTCTTCATCCAGCGAAAATAAAATTGGTACCTGCTTCTTACGAAACCTCATTAAAATTTCATTTGCAACGCATTTTGATGCATAGGTAGTAAATTCAAATCCTTTTTCTATTTTAAAACCATTCAATGCCTTAACCAGCCCAACAAATCCAGTGCATACCATATCATCCTCTAATGGAATATTCAGTTTCTTAAGTATCATGAAGACAATCCCGGTACACGAAAGAATGACTTGCTCCTTGGCATATTCTGATTTTTCTCTGTCCCACAACTCCAGTGCTTCTTTTGTATCTAATTTTGCTTTTGGAATATTCATAGGCTTATCCCTCGAATGGTGCCTTGGTTTCCTCTGCGACATCTTCCGCAGAAGAATCTACAATGAAATCTTCCGAATTTGCGTTCTCTACAATTTCTTCCTGCACTTGCTGATAAGTTTCGTCCATCTGCATAAGTGACTGTGAAGCAATCGCATTGAAGTCCTTCGGATATTTCTTAATGGCATTGTTGCGCATCTTGCGGACAATCATTGCTTCCGGCGTATCAAGCCAAGCTGCACTGATGAATGGTCTTGCAATCTCACAGGAAAGCATCTCCTCTAATGTCTGACACTCACGCAAAGCAGAATATATTTCCTCTTTTTTGACATCAATCTGTTTCTTCTCCTCTGTCGTGGCATCATAACGAGTTTTAGGAACCGTTTTCCCATTCTTATCCTTTTTTGTTCCAAGGATGCCAAAAGTCTCATTCATCAAATTGTTACGGATATGCGCAAAAAGATTTGTCTTTACGCTCTCACGTTCCGAAATCAGGTACTCAACGTGTCCATCTGTCATTTCTACCGGATAGACAACTCTGATTACTTTCTGCGATTCGCCCTTTTCTTCCCATTCCGGCGGTGTCATTTCCATTCCCTTATGCTTCGGGTAGATAAAAACATCTCCCTCTTTTACCAACCATACCGGATGCACTTTCTTAACTCCAACTCCAAACTGCCGGAGAATGGCATCATTTCCATCCCCCTCAATGCCAAGTTCCACCTCTTTATGCCAGTTACCATTGGCGTCCTGCTTGCTTCTCAATTGGAAGTAACATTCTCTCGGTACAGCATTGGCATTTAACTTAAGGCTCGCCACCTGCCCGATAACCTGTCTTAAGTTAGAACCCTGCAAACTCTCCATTGCTTCCTTACTGGAAGTCACAAGACCATAAATTGCACTCATAGAAGCCATGACACACTGCTTGGAATAATCGTCAAATTGCAATCCATGCTCTGCAAAATCACGCTCCATAAGCCCGGTATACTGATTTGCATAGTACGATAACTTTGTATTCATTTCTGGTTTTTCCTGTACTTCATTTTTGTCTGCCATAATTAACCCTCACTTTCTGCCCTTTCCGGCTCCACATATTTCTTCACAACACCGACCTTGTCCGCTCCATAAACTTCCACCCATGCCATATCTACCGGCTCATCCATGACCTGCAATTTACTGCCCTTGGCATCCGTGACGGTATCACCGGGCTTCACATCATCCTCAGTGCGATATGTATAGGCTCTGCCAGCCAATTTGTCCTGCTTTATGAATTTTGCTTTGATGTACTGCATCTACGCCACCTCAACTTTCAATTCTTTATCATCAGATACCGTCAAGAGAAGCATCTGCGCCGCCATGTCCGGCACATTGTACTCATTCAGCGTTTCAGCGTTATCAATAAAGATAGGAGCAGCCACACCGTACAACTCACTAAGCGACTGAATAATATCCAGTCCGGCAACAATGCGGTGTCCGCTGTTTAATGTAGAATAAGGAACGCCATTTACAGTACATTCACAGCATTCCTTAAGACCGCCATTTAGCTGTAGTTCAAACAACTTGAAGTTAACCGTCTTGAAATGCTGATTGATAGACTCAGAAATCTTAAGCATCTTGGCTCTGATAAAGGACTCCAACAGATATAGCATTTTCTCCTGGTCTGCCACTTTCTGACCGACCTCTCTCTGCTCCGCTTCCAACTGTCCGATACGTTCCTCAATCTCAACATTCTTAGAAGCCTTGGCAATTTCAGCCTTTACGGAATCCAACTCTGCCTGCAATTCTGCTTTCTCTTCCTCGAACTGCTCAAGCAATTCATCATGTCCGAGTGAATCAGCCTTTGCAATCTCTGCAGTGACTTCATCATGCCTTGCTTTCAGCTTCACATATTCTGCATTCTGCGAATAATCCGCTTCTGTCGGAAGTTCCGCTAACTGCTTGGCAAGTTCATTCTGCTTAGCAAGCGCTTCCTGCTCCTGTTTTTTTAAGGCTTCAATCTCGATCTGTAAAGAAGTGTTTGCGGCGGTCAATTCGCTGATAATATCTTTCTGTTTAAAACCATACGCTTTGATCTCTTCCAAATCAGAATTATGCTGTGTAACAAATCTGTCCTTAGCATCTGCAAGACGCTTTTCAGCATCAACCTTTGCTTTTGCCTTTCTGTCTTCGAAATCAGCCTTAATCTGCTCGATTTTATCCAAAGGCAGGACTTGTCCGCATGATTTGCAAACCGTGCTATTTTCGTCAAATTGCCATTCCTCTTCATGAAAAAGATAAGGAGTTTCATCAAAGTTTTTTGCCACCTCTGCCTTGTACTGTTCGCCAAGTTCAGAACGCTTTTTCTCCGCTGCTTCGATAGCTGCGTTGTTGCTCACAATCTGCTTCTCATTAAACGAAATCTTATTATGATACTCCGTAAACACCTTTGACGCTTCATATTTTTCATTATCTAATTTCCTGCGTTTATCAGATAACTCACGGTTCATTGTCTGCATAATACCGGACATATCAAACTGCAACCGCATTTCTTCTGATTTCAAATCGCCTACTGCACTACCAACAACCGCAATTTTGGTATCAAGTTCAGCAATCCTGCGCTCCAAATCAGACTTCGCAAGTTCCTGATCTGCAACATCAATCTCAACAAGCGACTTTGACAACTCATCAATACGAACCGGGATCTCCTGCTGCTTCTTTTTCCATTCCGATAATGCCTTGGAAAATTTCTTCTGAATATCATCCGTAGACGGTGCCTTTTCTAACTCCGGCAGCAAATCAGCGAATTCGGGATTTTCCTGTGCCAGTTCCACATCTGAAATGTCTGATACGAATTTCATCAAAATATCTCTCTGATCTTTCCACTTCATACTTGAAAAATACTGCGGACTGGTCAACATCTTAAACAAATCCTCGGCGACCAAGCCGGATATATATGCCTTATAATCAGCTTCAGATTTCGGATAACCATCAATCTCGAAGGAATTGACATTACCCTGCAATACTGCTGTGTCTGTTCCCCTTTTCTTTACCCAATTCTGCACCTGCTTCTTTGACAGTTCCACTTCCTTACCATCCACTTCCAGCACTCCAGCAACCTTGATTTCAACATTATCAATACGGTTGCCATCTGCATCTAACGGACGAACATTGAATTTTTCTTCGCCTGCACTGTTCTTATTAAAGAGCAGCCATGTAAAACTGTCGAAAATCGTAGTTTTACCGGAAGCGTTTTGTCCTTTAATCTTTGTTTTGCTTCCAAAAACAACATCCAGCATCTTAATTCCTTTGAAATTTTCAATATGTAATGACTTTAAAATTATCCGCATTTTATACCTCCAATACCATTTGCTCACTTTTAGCATTCATTAACCTTGCAACCTCTGAGCGTCTGATTTCTTCCTGTTCCTGCTCTGCCGCACATTCCTTACACATATCCTTTACATAGTCATATTCATTATTGTCAACTGTGCCACCGCAAACAGGACACTTTTTCCCATATGCCATACTTATTCCTCCTGTGAAAGCCGCAAATATAGTACATGCAGAAGGTTGCCATTAGTGGTATTCTGCATAGTCAGATACTTTTCTACCGCCACTAAATTGCCTTTGGTAATAACTACACTAAAAGCATGTCTAATTGCTCGTTCAACCTGGGAGGCTGTAGTATTGTTCATTTCTCCAATTTTAGAATACAATGTAGTTATCTTACTATTGCGCCATACTTCATCTTCGAAGAGACACATTACATTTACAATATACTGAAACCCCTTAATATCCGCTGGGATCCCCATTTCAATCAGAGCATTAATTGTTTTATTCTTCATCAGGCACCTCCAACTTGGATACTGATACTTCATAAGCAATACGTTCCTCTGTATTCCCATCAGTAAATTTTTTGATATAGTTTCTGCTCTGGATTCTTCCCCAAACCTCGCATCTGGTTCCTAAGGCAAAATTGCTGGCAAATCTGGCATTTCTTCCCCAGCAGATACAGGGTATATAATCACTCTTTCCATAGGGTCTGTTCACTGCCAGTAAAAGATCCGCAATCTCTCTTCCCAACGGTGTTTTTCTGTAAATAGGCTCCTTGCAGATATAGCCCTCCAAATAAATCTGATTTGCTTTATAGCCTTCTTTCAATTGATCAAGCCATTCTATATCTCTCGCAAATACAGACAACAATAGTCTGCTTCTGTTCTCTTCATGACGATTATAGGAACGAAACTGACCATCAATACTAACTAAAAGCCCTGTGTAGTCCCTGCTTATGTCAAGCATCCTGTCGGAAACCATTACAGGGATAATATCGCTGCTGTCACTCAATCTTGATATTTTCACATCAACCATATAAAATTTCTCGCCATACAGCTCATGACTATACTGGAAATCACTGACAATTTCCCCACTGATTGTAACTTGATTATTTGCAAACATAATATTATTGTTCATTGAATAACCTCTTTCTCCGTGATATAATCACGGTGTAGTAATTTGATTAGCTCTGTCTTGCTTTGGCCGGCGGCAGAGCTATTCTTCTTTCACTGCTGATTTTACTGCCTTAAGCATTTCATTCTGCGTCAAATACCTGCGCTGTAACTCAACCCATAAAACCTCATCCGGCAAGAGTCTTGCAGTTAATAAACATTCTTCATCAGTCATGCCTTTAATCCGACAGCGTAGTTCTTCTTTTTCCAGACTGCTCACTTTGCGCTCCTTTCTGCATTTACTATTTTCCCGTCATTAATCTGGAACTCAATGCCAGTTCTTTCACTAATGATCTGCAATTCTTCCACTGACATCAAATTGTAATCAGTAACTATCACTTTTATCTCACCTCCTTAAAAATGGCACAAAAAAACCAACTACCTTAATTGATAGTTGGGAATTATTGGTTGTTACTATTCTACTTGTCTGATACAATATTTTTGTGATGGCGGACATTACTTCTCGAAAGGAGTTTTGTATGGACGCTGTCATTGCATTTGTTGTTTCATCTGCAGGAGCGTATTTCTGCAATTTGGACTTTTGTACTATATATACATTTGTCTCGATTGCAACCGCTCTTTACAAAAGCTGGATTAACTATGCTAATGATAAAACTGCCAGACGGTAGATAAGACACTTTCGATAACACCGGAGCCACATTCCGGCTAAACAACTAATGATAATAACATTATAAGATACGTGTATCTGTCAACCAGCCGCCATCATTTTTATTATATCAGCGACACATTTCTACATCAATTGTAATGCATCGCATTGATATCATCCTTAATTCTCAACTATCTATATTGGGTTTTCAAGGTACTGTTAGTTTTACAACAAGTTCTTTTCTATTTGGCTATTGCCATACCTCCAGCTTCTGATCATGATTTAACTGATATTCGGCAATATTTACACTTCCGGCAGATATAACATAATAGCTTGGCTTATTCAAAAGCAGTTCCGCCAGTTTTTCACCACTCATTAAGACTTTCTGCATTTCTCCGTATGGTTCAAAAAATCCATTTTTCCTCTTTAGTTCAACTAAATATCCCATCATTTTTCTTATGTTCCTTTCTGGCGGGTTCAAGGTGCTTGTTACTGTCTGTTGCTTCCTTATCCATATTCTGTCTAGCCGCCAAAAGTTTTGCGCCACTATCTGTAAACAGCAAACTCTTTTCATCTAACCGCATTAAAATCTGATCCGTCTTTTCCATGTTGTTTTTTCTTTCCTCTGCCATAGATTTCACTTTCTTTCTGTGATATAATTTTTACATTAATAAAAAAGTGGTAAATCATGTATAAATCACTTTCATCACTTGAAAAATCGATGCGAAAACTCCTGATCAACTTCAGTAAAAATGGTGAATATCCAAATATATCCGATAAAGACATTGCTTATGCCTTTTACCTCTGCTGTGAGAAAAAATATATTGCCAATGTCTTTGTGACGAAAAATGTAAACCAAGACTACCTGTTTCAAAAATCTGGTAATGACCATATCACGGTTGAAGGTTTAAAATTTATTCATGATACTTCATGGCATTTTAGATTTTTGCAATCCCTCTTCCATATACTTAAAGGTGTATTAGGATTTGTTTTAGGAGTTGTTGCTACTGTTATTTCTGCCTACATTGTTTGGTATTTCAAATGGATATAACAGAATACCTGTGACTTTTTCAATTTGCTGAATATTCCAAAACCTCTCAAATTCCTCACTACTTCTACCTAAATTATGTAAATGATGATACTTAAGTAACTGCTTTTCTCCAACAATTTTACTTATTGCTTCACAAACTGGACCAATATATATTTCTTTACTCTTTCTGCGAAACAAACTGTGATACCACTTCCAATTAAAATTAGGCAAACTTTCAAATCCTTCCGGCATTTCTCCTAAACGCCTATCCCATTTCCATGAATTCGCATTATCGTAAATTTCACATAGCTCATCTTTAGAAAGCTCCGCTATCCGCAACAAGGCTTCTCTTGGCTGTTTTTCCATTGCCTTACCTCCAGTCTTTGAATCCTATATTTTAGGATTGCTCGGGCACAAAAATAAAATCCATAGGTATTCTGGATGCCTCGCTCATCTTTCGAAGTTGGCTAACATTAGGCTCTGTTCTGCCACTTTCCCAGTTTGAGATAGTTGACAGGTCTACGCCAATATATTCTGCCCACTCTTTTTGGTTCATTTTAGCATTTACCCTTACAGCAGCTAATGAAATCCTTGGAATTTCAGTTATTACCATATACCTCACTTCCTTTCTCTATTTATACACACATATTAATCCTATATTTTAGGATTGTCAATAGAAAATTCAAAATTTTAGGATTTTTATTGAAATTAATCCTAAAATGCTGTATAATGTCAATAAATCAAGGAGGAAAATTCTATGACAGATGAAGAACAGAAAAGAATATTTGGGAAAAATCTATCAAGATATATTGCTCTAAGTGGAAAGGATCAAAAAGAAGTGGCAAAAGACCTTGGTTATGCCCCAACCACATTTAATACCTGGTGTGTGGGAAAAATCATACCAAGTATGGGAAAAGTTCAGCATATAGCGGATTATTTTGGAATAGGAAAATCAGATTTATTAGATGACAGACTATCCGACGAAAATAATGAATTAGATTTTATTTTATTAACAGATGATGAAACCAGAAACATTGCCATTAATTATCAAAAGCTAGATTCTTCCCATAAAGATATGTTAAAAAAATATTTAGAATTTTTATCAAATGATATGAAATAGGAGTGGCTTATTGCCACTCCCTTATTAATTTAGGAAGCAATATATAAAAATATCTTAGTATTCTATTACTATCCACATTGTCAAATATCTTATTCAATTCAACTCTATACTCCTCATTCGTCATTTCCAATACATTATTTTCTCTTTCGTCCATTATAATCACCCCTTGCAAATGTTCGAACACACGTTTGTATTTGTATAGTACTCTTTTCATAGCTACTTGTCAACTACTAGCATAAATTTATTTTTTATTGTTGATATATAAATGCTATAGTGGAACTAAAATTCATATTATTTCCCTAAATAATGCGTACAGTCAATATAAAAAAGTGTCTTCGACACTTCAACCCCCTTACCCCCAATCTTGGGGGATTTAGGAGTTTCTTTTTCTGTCATTTTCCCTCATAATAGTCTTATGAGCATACTACAAGATAT